GGGATGTGCAGGAAAAAGAGAACGGCTCTGCCTCCTACATGGAAGAGGAGTTCGGGCATAAGCCTACTGATGAGGAAATCCACACATTGGTTATGTCCTGGTATAACAGCCAGACTGATGCGGCTATCCTATCCGGATTCGCCTATAATGGTGCCCATGTATGGCTTTCTGTGGAGAACCAGTACAACTATAAGGCAGCATACGATTTGGCCGTTCAGACGGGCGGAGAAACCCTGCCAGTGACGTTTAAGTTTGGTTCGGATGAACAACCGGAATACCATACTTTTACTCAGTTAGAAGAACTGAAAGATTTCTATACAAAAGCAGTAGGATTCATTCAGACAGTTCTGGCTGAAGGCTGGGAAAAAAAGGACAAGTTCAATTTGGAATTATATCGGATTGAGTGATTGACAATCCCTTCGGGGGAGGGATAAAAAAAGCCCCCGGCCTGTTAATATAGACGCCAATCATTTATTAACACAAAACGCCACGAGAGTGCGCGACCGGGGGCAATGCCCTCTGCCGCACTCTCGTGGCGTTTTTACGCATTAAATAAATGATTGGCATTGCAAAAGTACAAAAATGATTGGATATGACATTGTTTGAAGCACTTAAATTTAACAGAGAACCGCTTGAAATGCTTATAAGTTTGGGCGGCAAGCAGGATGACCTTCGATTCATAGACTTATATACGGAGTATGAGGTCATGAAAAAACAAGGTGAAAAGACCACTTATGCAGTGGCGTTTTTGGCAAATAAATATTCGGTAAGCGAACGTAAGGTGTATGATGTTATCAAACGGTTTGGAAAGCACTGCACGCTCGGTGCAGTGTGATTGATGTGCCGGGGATGCCTTGTGTTGTCCGGTAGAGCTACCTTTGTACAACCAAAAATAAAGCTCATGAATAAGTATTACCAGACATTAGACAAGATACTCCAAACGGGCAAAATCCAGACCAATAGGAAAGGGCGTATCAAGTATCTATTAAACGAAAGGCTCATGCTAACCCCCGCTGATTTACTTGACATATTTGAAAGCCACGGGATAGCCAGGAAAAAGCTGAAAGAGGAATTGAAACTGTTTATGCAAGGAGTCCGGGATGTGGAAAAATACAAAGAGGCAGGGATTACCTGGTGGGATTATTGCGGCCATACCCTTGTAAACAGCTATCCAACTTACTTTGAAAAGCTTCCACCCCTCATAACCAGGATTAACCGGGAAAAGCGCAACAGCAAGAATTATGTCCTGTTTCTTGGAGAAACCGGGGTGGAAAGCAACCAGGCACCCTGCCTGAGTCTTGTGCAGTTCCAAATTGATGAGGGAGAATTGGTGCTATCTGCATATCAGCGTAGTTCTGATGCGAACCTTGGGCTTCCGGCTGATATTTATCATCTTTATCTGATGGCAAGGCAGGTGGAGCTTCCCCTGAAGTCCATAACCCTTGACCTTGGAAATGTGCATATATATGAAAATAACATTGACCGGACTCTGGAACTGTTATCCGGAGTTGAAAACATTAAATTTGACTTGAACGTATGAAGAATATGAATTTATCTGCACCACTGCCATTTGTAGGCCAAAAAAGAATGTTTGCTAAAGAGTTTATTAAAGTTTTGGAACAGTTCCCTGAAGATACCGTGTTTGTGGACTTGTTTGGCGGTTCCGGACTTCTTTCGCATATAGCCAAAAGAAGCAAGCCCGATGCTACTGTTGTCTACAATGACTTCGACAACTACCGGTTCAGACTGAAAAATATCCCACAGACAAATAAACTGCTTGCCGATATTAGGGAGCTGGTGGGTAATTCGATACCCAAACATAAACCAATTAAAGGGGAACTTAGAGAACGCATTTTTAAACGTATCGAGGAAGAAGAACTAAATGTTGGGTACGTGGATTTTATAACCTTATCATCCTCACTTATGTTCTCCATGAAGTATAAATTGTCTGTAGCCGAAATGCGCAAGGAAGTCCTTTATAACAACATTCGCAAGACCGGTTATCCGGAGTCTTCTGACTACTTAAAAGGGCTTGAAATTGTATCATGCGACTACAAAGCAGTATTCAACCAATATAAGGATGTTCCCGGAGTCGTCTTTTTAATTGATCCGCCTTATCTTTCCACTGATGTTGGTACGTACAATATGTATTGGCGCTTGTCTGATTATTTGGATGTTTTAAAGATACTCGAAAAGCATTCCTTCGTTTATTTCACATCCAATAAATCCTCCATACTTGAACTGTGTGAATGGATTGGAGCAAACAAAACCATTGGCAATCCTTTTGAGGGTTGTACAAAAAAGGAATTCAATGCCCACATGAATTATTCTGCCGAATATACAGACATGATGCTGTATAAGAAACAGGAAAAATTAGTTCATAAAACAGCTGCTTAGCACTGAACAAAGATACAATTTTTCAAGTAGAAGGCCAAACTTTTGAGCCTTATTTTAATGCCGTTATAAAGCCATTTTTTATGAAATTATAAAGCCGAAACAGAGGTCATTACAAAACTTTTGTTTCGGCTTTTTGAGTGTTGCGCGCTTTCCTTTTTTGAACGCTTCGTTTTGTCCTTTTCCCTGAAAATCGAACGCTTCGTTTCGGATTCTGCGGAAATTTGGATTTGCGGATTATAGTAATAGCTTCTCAAAAGCTTGTGATACATTTTTTCTCATAACAGATGTTTTTTAGTGATGAATATTCTACCGATTTTGCATCGGTATATAAAAGAATAGGGTGTCTGAACGGAAAAGGTTTGTCGAGACGGAAAATTATTCACCGAAAATCGAGTTCATCTCTTTGAGCATCTCATCCGTCTTGGTATTCTTGTAATAGTGTTTGTAGATCACCATCGGACTATTGCCTGCCATCTCGGCCACAACATATGGAGAATAACCTTGATCTACCATGCGGGTAATGAAACTGGCACGGGCTGAGTACCACGTCAGTTTGTCTTTGATCTTTAGCAACCGGCAAGCTTTGGCAAGCGTCAAGGTCATCTTAACCGTAAGGTTACTGATTCTCTTCGTTCGCTGCATATCTGTCTTGTGCTTGTGAGTGAAGACTGGAAAAATATAATTCTCAAATCCAGTACCACGATACTTCTCGATTATCTTTTTCGCCTTTTCAATTAAAAGTGGTTTGGCTTGTTTGGGAAACTTCATGCGCTCATAGATGATTTTATCCTCTTTGATGCAGTCCCAAGTCAGATGGCAGACATCCACATTGGCCATACCTCCGGTATAGTAGCTAAATAGAAATAGATCAAGGTGCAATTGTTCTTTCTGCGAGAAAAGGCTTCTATCGACAGCTTCCAGTTTCTCCAAAACCATGTGAGATGTTGCTTTAGAGGTGGTTGGTTCCCATTTGATATTATCACCCAAGCATTCGAATGCTTTCATATCCACTCCATAGATGCATTGTTTCTCAGCATAACGGCAGGTGGCGCGCAGACGGCGGAGTTTTTGAGTCAAACCTCCTTTGTTTCCGTTTTTAATACCTACTTTCTGAATATAGAGAGTGTAATCAAGCAGAAAACGTTCATTGATCTCTTTGAAATAGTAAGAGGAGAAAGAACGATTATAGACCTCCTGTGTGAATCGAGTCAGTGAATTTTTGATCTCTTTGTAACAACGGGTATTATTAATGCTTGTGATGATCCGCCCATTTTTATATCGCTCTTTATGAGTAAACTTTTCGATTAGAGAATCGATCATTTGAATAACAGAGAGCGATTTTATCTCTTCTTTGCGAGTTTGAACTTCATTGAAACAGTGAGACAGTTCGACTGGTGACCAAACTCGCCCCTCATAATCCCAGTCCTCAGCGACTGTTTGGTACTGGTTCTTGAGTTCGAACAAGATTTTGTTCTTAGCAGTAAGGGTACTGCCATTGCCTTTAAAGGCTTGGGATTGATTATCCCAGTCCTTGACTGGACCGGAAACATTGAGCACTTTGGTTACTCTTGCATAACCTGTTTTGAAGATAATCATTTCGAGTTTGACCATCTTCGGGTCTTTAGGGTTTGCTTTCCCTTTGATGTTGATCGTAAACATAAAAATAGAGTTTAGCATTCGTACGGATTATTGCTCCGGTAGTCAAAAGACCCACTAGAGCAGACTACATCAGAATAGTGCTTCCCTCCTCAAAAGGTTTAAATCACTCTAAATCCATAAATGCGAATCTCTATCAACATCCATAAAAACAGAGACTTACATCAGCTATTGATGTAAGTCTCGTAAAGTAAGGCTTCCACAATCGAACGCCTTACTAATTAAATATGATAGATGTTTATGGTTTGTAATACTACCTTATTTCCCGATGCAAAAGTGCTGAAATATATTCTGTAATACCATATCATTTGTCACTTCT